CCTTATTGACAAAGAAGTTCAGCCGACTGTGGCAGACAATCTTGTCTTGACACATTTGAGTATTGCTCTAGATAAATCTGATAAAAAGACTGCGCTGTCTGCTATTAATTCCTGGATAGAACAAAGTGGTGAGGCGCCTGTCAAAAATATAAATGTGAGTAACACAAACCCGTTCGGTGACTTGAGTGACGATGACGTTAATAATGTTTTAACATTGTTAATAGAAATGGAGAATAAAAATGGAACTAATTAGTTTACCGATAATAGCTTCTATTGTTTATTCAATATTACAATTTTATCGAAGTGCGATCAAAAACCAAGAATGTTTTATAAAATGGATACCACTTATTGCTCCTTTATTGGGCGCGTGCGTATCAATAATTATATTTTATTGTTTCCCGGATATTATTATCGGTGATGTGTGGTATCATGCTTTAGGAATTGGATTAAGTTCTGGTTTTGCTGCAACAGGTATACATCAGGTTGGGAAACAGTTACTCACTATTGAAAGCAATGAGGTTAAAAAAGATGACTAAGAAATTTATTATTTACCAAATAAACCATAGAGAAATAAGTACTCAGTATGAAGAATGTGATTTGAGTTCTATTGATGCTATTCATATATATGAGGTAAAAATAAAAGACCACCTTAATTGTCGTCGTAAAGCAAAAATTTATCGTAAATTTTTTATATTCCCAGCATTCAGAAAAATAAAACATATACAAATACTATATTGGAGAACCTTAAAAGAAACTAATAAAGAGGTGTAATATGGACATCTCAACACTGTCACAAGAACAACGCCAAAATTTATTACACGCATTAACATTAGAGAAGACATTGAGAGACTGCAAGGTCTCTTATTATGACTATGTCCATTATACAAACTATGGTCATAAACATACTAGATGTCATAAATACCTGTGTGACAAAATACAAGATTTTATAACTAAACCGAGTGTTAATGATTTATTTGATATTTGTATAATAACTTTACCATGGCAGCATGGTAAATCTTTACATACCACAGAGAGTTTACCTGCCTGGCTTGCTGGATATAAAACACAAAATAGTGATACCCCTTATAACATTATTTTAACAGGTTATGGTGATAATTTAACTAATAAATTTGCAGATGCTAATAAGAGCAAAATTATTAACTACAACAATGCAATCTGGCCAGACATTACTAAAAGTCAGACACGTTTTAACAATGACATCATGGTCATGCAGAAAAATATTAACGGGCGCGACATTAATATATACACACTATTATGTCAGTCAATAATGGCATCTATAAACGGTGAACCCGCGGATGTACTAATAATTGATGACCCGTATAAGAATATCGAAGAAGCTCATAGTGAGTTATATCGTACAAGATTGATAAATAACTTTGAGAATACCGGTAAACCTCGTATAAAAGCTGGTGGTAAATTAGTAGTTGTTATGACGAGACAAGGTCATAATGATTTTATAGGTTATCTCACTGGTAAATATGGAAAATATATAACTCATAATATAACATTACCACTAGAAGCTGAAGAGAATGATATTTTAGGAAGAAGTTTAAGTGAACCACTTTGCCCGGAAATTGGCAAAGGTAAAAAATGGATAATTGACTTAAAAGAGACTACAAGTAGTATGCTTTTAGCAACTCAGTATCAGTGTCGTCCAAGCATAGAAGGTGGCAATGTCTTTAAAAATGAATGGTGGAAATACTACACTAAACTCCCAGTTGATATAAATCAAATGCCAATTATTTGTTTATCAGTTGACGCAACATTTAAAGATAATGATACTAGTGACTTTGTCGCTATTCAATGTTGGGGTAAATTTAATAAGAGCTATTATTATATAGATGATATCACCGAGCGCCTAGACATTATAAAAACACTCGAGGCAATAGAAACTATGTTAGGTAAGTATCCTATATCGAAGATTTTTGTTGAAGACAAGGCTAATGGAAGCGCGATTGTTACCTTCTTGCAGCAAAAATATTCATTTGTATACCCGGTAAACCCACTGGGAGGTAAGCTGTCACGGGCTCATGCTGCGGCACCTTACGCAGAGAGGGGTAATTGCTTCTTGCCCGAATTTGCACCATTCACGGAACCGTTTAAGTCTCAGTTAGCAAACTTCCCTAATGACGACCATGACGACCGTGTGGATGCATTCACACAGACGATAAGTAATTTATCATCTGAATATGCTGTTTATGAATATAAGTCAGATAAAACTATATTGGTAAAATGGACACAAGACATGATAGATGATTTTGAAAAAGAAAAAGACCCAGTTATACAAAGAGAAATGCTGAAGATGTGGGGCGCACCAGAAAATATATTGGAGATTAATTATGACGATACAGCAAGCTAATAAACTTTATTTACATGCTAAAGGTAATCGCAAGTTTTTTGATGCTAATAATAAACCAATAGATATAGATAAAAGGATAGAAGAAGAGAAAAGGTTGTATCGAGGTGGTCAGACACGCTATGATAAAAATAATACTGAAGATACTAGTATGGCAGATTGTCACCGTAATATTTGTTTTGAGTTTATTGACAGTCAGATTGATGTTAGTATACCTCTTCCTAAGGTAACAAGTTGTGATAAAGAAAATGATTATCAAACTAAAAATATTGAAGATTTTCTTGTCCATGAAATTGCTCATATAAAGTTTCAAGAAATAAAAAATGAAGCGGATAGATTGTGTCGTATGCACGGTACAGTTTTTTACCAGATTTATTGGGATGAGACAATATCTACACCAACGTCAAATGGTGATATTGGTGTCAAAGTATATAGTATTGAAGATTGTTTTCCACAACCTTTTGTTAAGAATTTTGATAAAATAGAATATTTGTTTACAAGAGAACTAGTAAGCGTTAAAGAAACAAAAAAACTCTATGGAGTTACAATACCTGAAGATGGTGAAAAATTAGGACTTAATTATCTTGTAACAATGTGGTATTATAATGATAATGATGAAGTTAGTAAATTTGGTTGGATAGATAATACTGAAATTGTTGTATTTAATGAAGAAGGTTATCAGTTAAGAAAAATGTTAGTTTGTAAAGATTGTGAGACTGAAAAAACCGGTGAAGAAAAAGAATGTCTTAACTGCGGAAATGATACTTTTAAATATATATCAAAAGAAGATGAGACAATGGAAATTGACATTATTGAAGGTGACCCGTTTACACCAGATAGTGAATTTGATAATGAAAACCCGAGACCAAATCCAGAAATACTAGTTAAGAAAGATACATTGTTTCCATATTATAAAATAGATAAAATACCATTTGTTTGTCGTATAAATATTCCAGATGAAAGTAGTTTATACGGTTTATCAGATATTCAATTTTTAAAGATAAATCAAGAAACACTTAATACGGTAAATACAAAACAAGTTGACAATATATTAGACAGTACAACATTTATAATGTCTTCCAATAAAGTTAAAATTGATGCTCGTAAGCGTGGGCGTGTACGACATATAAAAAGTAATAATCCACAAGATGCTCAATATATGAAAGCTATGCGTGTTGATGCTATGTTACAACAAGATTTAATGTATTCTGAAGCAGAGTATCGCTCTGGGCAAAATGTAATTGGTGCAACAGATGCTTTTCAAGGTAAGCGAGATTATACAGCAACTTCTGGTAAAGCAATTGCTCTTAAAACAAGTAATGCTGCTTCAAGATTTGATAGTAAAAAACAAATGGACGAAGTTGCAATGGCTAAAACTTATGAGTTTATGTTTAAGTTTATGCTTGCGTATTGTGATGAGAAAAGATTATTTCAAGCAGATGAGTTAGAAGGTAAAAAACAAAGCTATTTTACTAGATATACTTTCATTGATGGTACTCGTGAGTATGCTTATTATAATGATAGATATTTATTTGAGACTGATAGTAGTACTGCTTTAGCCCAAGACCGAGCTCAGTTATGGCAACAAACTTTTCAAATTTATGCTCAAGGGGCTCTTGGTCAACCAGGCCAACCTGATACTCTACGCAAACTATGGAAGTTGCTACGCAAATACAATTATCCTCTTGCTGGCACTGTTCTTGAGTATTTTGCACAGTCACAAAAACAGTTGCCACAAGATTTACAACAAGCTTTAATGGAAAGACCAGAATTATTACAACAACTAATGTCACAAATTCAAAGTGGTGGTGTTCCACAGCAGAATACTTTGGGTGCTAGGGGTGGTTTACCGACTCCTACAGAAATGGGTATTCCACCTCAGTCTCAAAGTGGAGTTAGACCAGAACAAACTATGATAGGTGGAGGTACATATGGAAATAGAGCAACCTAATTATCTCGAGTTTGTTTCTGGTGAGACATTTCCATTTATTATATATTTGTGGAAAGATAATAAACCTATAATTATTCCTGAAATTTGGCCAAATGCAATCTTAGAATTTAAAATTAAAAATAGCAATGCTGCTCATTTTGATACCGACTCGGTTTATACTGCTTATAATATGTTAGAAGACATTCCAAGATTTGACGATATGGTTATTATAGAACATACTAGTCTTGTGCATCCACCATCAAGCGAGAATTTCAATCGATTACACCAGATTGACGATACCTACTATTATTTTAGAAATGGTGTTTGGTTAGAATATGATATTGAGATTAAATTTCAAATAAATTCATGGGATAGTAAAGGAATTAGCCCAAGACAATATTTATTTGAAGCTAATTTCATTTCAGCATTACTCGATGTTGAAAACAAAATTAAAGTTGAATATTACAAAAACCCTATTATAACAAATCATATACTTTATGTTGGAGGTTCATTGAATGCTTAAGAATATTAAAATGGTACCAGTTGATGAAGCTGGTAATCAACTTCCAGACATAATTGTTTATTCACCGTTGTCTGATGGTAAAACATTTGGTCTTGTTAAAATTGATAATATATCATTAGTTATAAACGATGAAGGTAAATTAGAAATTGCATTAAAATATGATATTGATGCAATTTATGATAAACTTGGAACTGAAGTTATTAGACTTGATAAGCGTATTGATAATCTAAATATTGACAATGATGAAAAAGTAAATGACTTAGAATCAGAAATAACTATTAATACTAATGATATTATAATTGTTAAAAATAGAGTAACCAAGAATGAAATAGATATTACTACTGAAAAAACTCGTAACGATGGTCAAGATATAAGTATCGCAAGTCAAAATTCACGATTAACTAGATTAGAATTAAATGTACCAGAATTCTTAGGTACTGTACAAACCTATACTGAAAATATAACACAAGCCATACTAACAAATGCTGCTATTATTTTTATTAATTCTTGGCCTATTGACCAACGCCGCGTTGTTAGACAAGGTGATAGTATTCGAGATTTAGGTAATATTGGTAGTCCAGAAGGTCGTGGTTATATTTGGTTGTATACTTCTGGTGGAACTTGGATAAATCGAGGTTTAGCTAATATG